AATTGGTTTGGGAATATCTGTTATGACAGGTATGATATCTTTTAGAACTTTAAATATATTATTTGTGGTATCGTTGGTTATTTTAGCAATGGCATTATTAAGAACAAAATCTTTTTGGAAGACATATGGAGATTTAAGTATGAAAGCTGCAAAGGGAACAACAAAAGAAATTATTAAGTTAGTTGCACCTCGAAAAAAATGTCCCAAAAGGTGTGTAAAAAAAGATTTTAATTCTTTCAAAGAATCTTTTAGAACTTAAATGAAGTATAAATAATTTATAAATATAATTATAAAGTAATAATGTTAATTGAAGATTATAATACTAATAAAATGGTTAATCGTACCAATCAAATATATAATAATATGGTTGACGGGTTAAAACAAAAAGAAGAAGATATTGAAAATGAGTTACAAGTTAAATCAAGGTTAATAGAAATTAATAATGAAGCTGTTAGAGAAAAAAATAGTAAAATAATGACAATAACAGGTTCTTTTATAGCATTTTCTGTTGGTGTTTTTGCTTGGGTTGGATTTTTAGGAGGAATGATTAGTAAAAATACTTTATTTAAATTATTGTTTTTTGGAATATGTTTATTTTTTGTAATGGCACTTTTATTAAATAAGTATATTATTAAAGAATTTAAAGAGTTAAGCGATGAAACAAAGGAAAAGATACAGAAAGATGGAGATTGGGTAAATCTAAAAGCATTGCAGTGGGTTGATGATAATTGTGATTGTCCTCAAAAATAAAATATTTAGTAGAGGTATGTATAGGAATGTCTAGTCCAATTGTTCCAATAGGTTGTGTTTCAACAACAGATCCATCGAGAGCTGGTTTTACGAATTCTAGTAATATATCTGGTGTAAAAATCAACAATATAAAAGAATGTATTTCATATGCTAAAAATGCTGGTTCAAATTGTAGTGGAAAATGTGATTATATAGTTTTTAAGAATGCTGATTTATGGGACGAATTAAAAGAAGCAAATAGATTTTCTAATAAATATAAAAATTCAGAAAATTCAAATGGGAATAGAGATGAACATTATAAAAATGAGTCAATAAAGCATTTTAAAAATGCTTTTAAGGCAATTTCTCCAACAGAAAGAGTTGATTTTAATACTAATTTTTACGGATATAAACCAAAGTGGTGGGATGATAGTAGATGGATGCCAGATAATGAAGATACTCGTAATGTTAAAAGTTTTTTTGAAAATATAACTCAACCAGTTGTTGCTAGTGATTTACATACTTGTTGGGTAGGTGGTAAAAATATAATTAATAATAAAAATGTTAAACCTTTAAATCTTGAAAATCCAAATGAAAAATTAAATTGTAAAAGTGATTTAGGTTTATATATTGTTCCTGGTTTTAATGATGGTGATAGTTTAGCAGCAGCATATATAAAATATTTTGAAGATAAAAAAAATAAATTATCAAAAAAATTTGAAAAAAGTGAAAGAGAACTTTTGGTAGCAAAATCTTTAGAAGAATATTCTAAATCAAATCCTAATGCTGATTTAAATGAAATATTATTACATGCAAAACAAATTAGAAAAGATGTAGAAACTGAATATAATAATAGAGAAATGAATAGAGAGATTGAAAAAACAAGAGCAGTTTTAAATGCGAAAAGAACACCAGCGAAGATGATAAATATATTAACAAGATCTAATCACGAAGCAATAGATAGAAATGAAAAACTATTAAAAGATAAAAAGAATGTTTCTAGAAAAATAACATCTGATTTACAATCTTTAAACTGGAGTTTAAAAGAAAGTGAAAATAAAGAAAAATTACAAAATAAAATAACATCTTTATTAAGTATTATAATAATTTTATTTTCTGGTTTATGTATTGGGTTTATACTATATAAGGTTATTGGTAAAGTTTCAAAAAGTTCATCAACTAATACATCAAATAAGGGAATAATTAGCAATATATTTAATTTGAAATAAATTTTTATAAAATCTTATTTTATTAAAAATAATAAAATAAATTTTTATTAAAGAATAATATTTTTATAATTAATATTCACGAATTCTATATCCATAAATTTTATTATCTCTAATTTTTCCATTAATTTTTTTGAAAATATATTTTTTAAATTCTCTTTTAGTCATAGATTTTCTGGTATTAATTCCATTTTCTTCAACCCATGCTCTAAATATTTCATATAATTCCTTAATTTCAACTGTATGTTTTTCATCTTGAACTTCAATAAGTTTTTCTGTAATAAATTCATTATATTTATCACACTCCTTGATAAATTGTTTTGTAAATTTAGTTACTTCATCTGGAGGATTAAGTCCTTCTTCTTGATACAGATGATAATAATGAACTAACATAGAAGAGAAAACATCTTTCCATCTATTAATCTTGGAAGATAAATCTTTATCTCTTGGAAATTCTTTTTTATTATTTGGATCTGGTCTTTCAACGAACCTTGCTTGAAATTCTGTAATAGTAAGACGCCTTTGTGCTCCTTCGTCATCCGCTGGAAAAGCAGGAATATTATTACAAAGAAGTGTTATAGAAAATTGTGGAATAAATTCAAACATATTTCCATATAGTTCTCTTGATTCAATTGGGTCTCCGCCAGTAAATTTCTTTGCTAAACCAATATTAAAATTGGTATTATGTTCTGGTTCATCAACATATGCTATTCTTTTACCCTTTGATCTTGCGACCTCTGGTGTAGCAGAAGATGACATACTTCTTTTTCCAGTAAATAATGTAACTGGGAATCCAAAAACATATTCACCAAATGACTTACTCATTAGTTCTCTTAATTTACTTTTACCATTACCACCAGCACCAATATGTGTATATAATCTTTCTTCAAAATTTTTACCATGTAACATGAGTGCTCTTTCTTTAAGACCATATTTTACCATGTTATCTGTTAAATAAATTTGTTTAAAGAAATTTAATATTTCCTTATATTCCTCTTGGGTTTCATAATCTGGTATATAATTAGTTTTTGTAGAAAGGGTAATATAATCATCTGGTCTTCCTTTTCGAAAAATTTTAGCATCTAGATTTATAACTCCGTTTTCATAACCTATAAGTTCATGTCTTTCATCAAGTTTTTCAATAAATTTTTCTTGATAAAAAACTTCCTTGCATTCACCAATTAATGAATCTTTAAAACCTTTTGTTTTTAATTTCATAATGATGTCATTACAATTTTTTGCATTTGCAGCCCAGTCAGTATCAAATTCAATAATTTCTTCTAGTTCTTTATCCTCAATTTCATAACCAAGTTCTTTATCTTGAATTTCATCAATAGATTCAACTCCAATCATTTCAAAACAAAAATTTCTAAATCTTACATATTCTCGTGCTAACTCTGTTGAAATCTTCTTACGAAGATAAACACCAGAATCAATATTATTCCACCTATGATTTTTATATTGATACCAAGATGAATTTTTAACAGAAGAACATACAAAAGTAGAACTAAACATTAAATGTAATATATTAGCTATATCAACGTGTGTAGAATTTAGAAGATTTGTAAGTCTTTTTCTTATTTGGTTACGCTGATAAATAATATATTTATTTTTATTATCATTTTTGGCCCAATATTTTAATGTATTTAGAGAAGTAGAAGGAATTTTTCTTCTAGAAATATTCTTCCATTCTTTATTGCAATCATCTTCTGTAAATACATCAAATTTTCCACTAAATTGAACCCACAAATAAAGATATTGGTCTGGCGTCTTTGATATAGATTTTAAAAAATCACCGACTTCAATCCAAAGTCCTTTTTTTGTTCCCCTATTTTTTTTAAGAAGATTCAGTAAATTATAGATATTTTTAGTATATTCTTCTTTATACTCATCTGGGTCATCATTTTCAATAACTTCTGTTCTTGAATATTCTTTTTTACCAGAAGATTTTTTCTTTTTTGAAGTTTTATTATTTTTAACCTCTTTTGTTGAATCTTTCGGTGAAACTTTTTGTTCTGGAATATCTGTATCAGATTCGTCCGTAGATTCATCCATAGTTTCTTCTAAAGGAATTAATAATTGTTTATTAAATAAATCATTTTTAATATTTTCATTTGGAGTTCCATAAGATGATATGTTTCTCCAGAAACTAAAATATTCAACATACGATTTAATATTTAATGATTTTAAATCAACTTTTTTTAAATCACTATCAAAAGAGTAAGCAATTTTATAAACATCTTTATCTGGTTTTCTAGAACCATATAACATCCACGCATTTTTGCAAATAACCGCTTCGTCTACAATATCATTAATATCATTAACTGTTTTAAGAGATTTTAGAATTTTAATTAATGTTTTATCTTTTATGATTTTATTTCTCATTTTAAGATGAATTTTTGGAAATGCTCTATATCCAGGATTAATTATATGAATCCCATCTTTAATATACTTGCCGCATTTAGATTCATATGGACTGTCTCTTTGAGTTACATGATAAATACAGTTATTTTTAGCATCTTTATCATTTAATGAAAAATTCTTAGAATAAATACAATTAAAACATTTTACAATATTTTTAACAATTTTATCTGTGTGTTTCCTGTAAGACATTAAACTTTTTCCATCTTTTTTTTCATACTTAAAATCAAAATCAGCAACCAACGGTGTTTCCAATTGGTTGTTAGGTTTTTCCATAATTCCTAAAGTTTTACCATTTTTTAATTCTTTTTCATATAATTCATTAAAAATTGGAATTTCATTTTGTGGAATTGTAAAAACCCCCTTAGGTTCAGACATACTAACATGGGTTCCCACATTAGATTTATCTTCTTCGTTAAAAGAAGATATTCTTTTCTTATTTAAATAGTCAGTAAATTCTCTACTTGGATGAACAAATTTTAAGTTTTTTCCATCTGACATTTTACTGATTTTTATGTCTGTATGAATATTACAAGATATAATATTTTTGAGAAAAAACTTTTTTTATTAGTCAATTTTTTTTACTAAAACCCAAAAACGCTATTACTATATAAAGTAGTAATATGACGATATATCTTATTCTGTTGTATATACATATATTCTTTTATATATTTATTTAACATTTATTATATAAAGATTATTGCTATATATATTAGTTTATTAAACTTAATTACTATGGAACCTGTTATTTTTGGAAATAAAAGAGCGTTACGACTATCTTTAAATAAGAAAAATCGTCGTTCTTTTATTATTGATAAATTAAGAAGTTTTATATCTGTTAGAATGTGGGAAAATGAGATACCAAAGTGGAATTATGAATCATTTCAAAAGATGAAAGAAACTCCCTATTTATTAAGACCGGTTCCGATAAAAAGAAATAAGTCTGGAAATATTGTAAATTGTCCTAATTATTTCTTTTTATTGACGAATATTGATAATAGAAAATGTTGTTATTTTATTGAAAAGAAGAAACCTTTAGATTCATCAAATATATACCAAACACGATTTAGATTTAAAGATGAATTATTTAATGATACATTAATATGCGGAACATTAACTCAAACAAGTGAAATGAGTTTACCGATTCGTGAAGAGATAACAGAAGTATTTTCAAGTATTTTTACTAAAATAAAAAGAGAAGTTAATGCTTCTATTTATAAAAATAAATATAATTTTGTGTGTAATGATTTATGGGTTTATAAAGGAAAAGATAATTCTTCTATGTTATCTCAAAGATTAGTCCAATTACAAGATATATTTGGTCGTGAATGGTATCCAGATTTAAGGATGGATAATTGTCATTTTAATTTAGTACAATATAGTAATTATAATGAAATTGAAGATTTTTTGAGAAATGATAGAAAATATTTTACTTATGATATGAGCGACCATAAAATTGTTTCATTATCAACAAATAATGTTCCAGGAACAGAAGAGTATTGGTTTTCTTTAAAATATAAGGTTCCAAAACCTTCGTTAAATGAATCAATGGTTTATAAAGATGGAAAATGGAGTGTTAATAATATAATTAATACAGATAATGATATTGATAATAAAGAAAAAGAATTAATATTAAAGAAGTCTGATTTTCCAGATGTTTATTTAGTTTATAATCCTGCAAATAATAAAAAGTTAGGTTTAGCACGTGTTAGAACTATGGATGAAAGTAAAAAATTAAGAAATTTTTTTAATAATACAGATAATATTAAGATATTATGTAAATGGGTTCCTGAATTTGAAAAATGGCAACCAATTGTTACAAAATAAACTTATAAATTATTTTTATACTAATTATATAAATGGATTTAAAAATAACAAAAAAATTTATATTTTTGTTATTACAAAAAACATTTTATTCACAAAAGGATAAGTGTTTTGATACATTATTAAAATTAATAACTGATGATTTTAATTTTAATACTTTTGAAAAGAAAAAAGGTTTAGGCGTTTTATGTAATAGAATGACTAGTTTAAAAAAGGCAATTCCAAATATGAAATTATCATTAAATCATTTTAATGATTCTGTTAATAATTCAGCGGTAGTTATTTTAATGGTAATGGGTATTATGAAAAAACCATGGTTAAATAATAAATTATTACCAGCAACCAATAGTTATGAAAGAATTGGTTTAGTTTTTCATATTATACCAAATAAAGATAATACTAAAATTAAAGAAGTATATTTAAAAAGTGAAAATATTTACCAAGAATGTTATGAAAAAATTAAAGCTTTAGATTTATTACATACTGCATTTAAATTAAATAGGAAAAAAAAAGTTAATAAAGTTCAAGTTAATAAAGTTCAAGTTAATAAAGTTCAAGTTAATAAAGTTCAAGTTAATAAAGTTCAAGTTAATAAAGTTATTAAAGAAAAGGAAATTGAAGAAAAGGAAATTAAAAAAAAAGAAGTTGAAGAAAAAGAAGTTGATAATAATATTATTGGAATAAATAAAAATAATTCTAATAAACTTAAAAATAATACTTCAAAATATAATAAAAATAATAAAAAAGAAATAAAAGTTGAAGAAAACCAAAAAAATAATGAAAAAAACTATTTAAATAGAGAAATTAAAGAAATTAAAAAATTTCAAGAAAATCAAACTATTGAAGAAAATGTTGAAAGTGAAAGTGACGATAATGATGAAGGTGAAAGTGAAAGCGACGAAAATGATAACGATGAAAGTGATGAAAGTAATAAAAAAAAACAAGAAGTATTAAAAAAACTTCGTAATTTATCAATTTATCCTGGTAATAATAATTTTAAAAAAATTAATAGTATAACACATTCAAATTTTCCTTCATCAAAAGAAGATAAAACTTTAACAACAGGAAACCTTAATAATTTGGGACTTAATCATTTAATAAAAGGTGGTTATAGTAAAATTAATATCAAAATTCCAAATAAAAAATCTTACAAACAACTCTATGATATATCTGGAAAAGAATATAATAGTTTAATACAGCAACTACAGAAAGGTGGTTCTAACAATATTAGTTTATACAAAAGTAATACTTATTCTAATATGAAAGATCAAGTAATATGTTCTATAACAGGTCAAATATTAGATAATAATAAAAAATTATTAAGTAATATATTTGGATTACCAACAAATAATAAACTTATTAACGAACATTCTAAATCAATGTCAGATGGAACAAAAACTATTGTTAGAAAGATTGTAAAT